GCTGTCAAAGCACTCCCTGAAGGCATAGAGTGTGTTGTTATAAATGCCTCATTATCAGTCACCGTGGGTGTATTATACATCAACACCATTACCATATCAAATACCTTCTCATATCCTAACCTATCAAGATTCGTTCCAAACACATGGTTAAACATAACATAATCTCCACGGACAAAACACTTCTCTTTCATCACTTTGCAAACTTCTTGTTGAGCTTGTGTCAACATTCCTCCATCCCATTTAGCCCAGTCTCCATCAAAGAAAAGCCTACTAAAATCAGCCATATCACGAGAGAATTTGTCCCATTGATCACTCAACGGATTAATTCCAATCATTACACCATTGTGAGTTCTTTCAATACAAGTTCTTTCAAGTAATCTACCAAAGAAAAACCTATACACCAATGTCAATAACAACGGACCACCCTTAAATACACGCGGTTTATTCACTTTTTCCGCATCTTTCAATTCATCCTTCAAAGACTCTGCATAATAAGTCTTATAGCCAAAACTTCCATCAACAACAGTCTCAACAAACTGTTGAACTTTTTCCTTCATAATGGGTCGGATTTTACCTTCTTCATAATCTAAAAAGTCTTTTTTATGTCCTGAAAGACCATATCCCACACTGGTTTCCGGATCTATTCGACCAAGTGTAGCATTCCCTAAAATCACTTCTCTTTCAGTCAGAACCCCTTGACCATCAGGTAATAATTCCCTAATGTATTGAGTTCCGTAGTCCATTGCTACTATATCAATATTTGCGACCTTAATTCTACTTTTATCTGACATCATCTTTAACGTATCACTCCCAAATGCATTTAAATTAGCTGGTTGTCGTATTAAATCTTGATCATCATATATATCAGATGGTGAATATTTAGTTGTTGTATTCACCTTATGAAATACCCGATCCTTAATGCGAACTATTGATCCATCAGCCAAATTCTTACTCATTGCAACTGCATAATCAATCTTCTCCGAAAATAATTCTCTCAACTTACTGACTGTTGAGTTAGTAAAAAGTTTAGCACATCCCAACTGTCGATTTGCATCATTAATCAAAGCCGCAACATGATGACCTATTAACATTCCATCAGTGGTAACAATCAAACTACCACAGAAACCATCCGCTTGTGCTTGATAAACAACACAATTATCAGGAGTTATAGTTCCAGTATAATTCGTTGAAAATTCTTTATATGTTATACGACAATCAATCAGAGACAACTCTTCTTCTATTGGTATAGCTCCAACAGGTGTTATAATCACAATCTCTCTATTAAAACTATCATCAACAAATTTCAAGTTTGGAAAATATTTCGGCAAACTTAATGGCAACATCCAAACCAAAATATCATCACTTTCATTAACATACGCAACTTCACATTCTACTTGATCATAACAAACACTCTCAGGAGAAACATATACTGATAGATACCCATGGTCACCTACCTTTAAACCAAATGAATGATATGGTGCTGAAATATATCGACCTGCTACACTTGACGTACACGTCACCTGTAACTGTTTGCCTTCCCGTAAAAATGTACCATGCAATACGACCATAGATTTAACCATTTTAGCCAGTTGTGGTATTTCAACAGCTCTTTCATTCAGGTTAAATAACTCAGCCACTCCTTGTGGTAAGGCTTCGCGAATTGTTAATCTCTTCCGGCTTGCTGCTTTATAATGTAGAACTTTTGATACCTTCTCAGGTACATCGTATTGATTCATAATCTTATTATAACCAGCATACAATCCATACACAAATAAAGCTGAAAGCGAAG